GTAGCCGGAGCAGGGGCGTTCACGGGCGTTCTGTTCTTGCTCCGGACAATGCCGCGAAATCCTGCCACGTTCGAGCGCCGGCAGGACGTGGCGCAGGTGGAGAAGGCGGCCACGAAGATGGTTGAGCAGGGGGAGATCGCCCCCATTGTTCCGAAGCCATGAGCCATGGGCTACCGCCGCAATCTAGCGGTTGCGTTCGATCAGTTCTTGAATGTCTTGCTCTGGCCGTTCGGCTTGGGCAGTGGCAAACCAGACGAGACATTGTCCAGCGCCTGGGGTCGCGGGGTAGGACCGATTGCCGGGCTAGCCTCGCGCATCCTGAACAAGATCGACGCCGACCATGCTTTCGACGCAATCGAGCGATTCCCAGGGACGACGATAGACGAGCCTCACCACGGGGTCATGTATGAGGCTTACCGGAAGGTCGAGGAAGCGGCGATGAGGGCGGCCCTGGCAGATGAGGGCCTAAGCGAAGGGATGCTGGCCTACGCGGAGCGGGGCTTCAAGCGCCAGCGGTTCCGCGAGGAGATGCGCGACCGGATGATTAGGCGGCACTTGTGACGTCCATCTCGGTCAACCGTAACGATCCGCAGACAGCCAACGGGCTGTTCAAAGGCTTCTGTACCATCGACGGTTCGCACGAACTCTGGCACGCCTCCAACTTGGAGAACAATAACCCGGACGTCGTGGTGCCAGCCGACTACGAGCAGCACGTCCTACCGCGACTCAAGGCCCTCCGGCCGGCCATCGTCAGGAAGTTCATCGACCTCGCCGCGTTCGCGCCAGAGCCGGGGAAGTACGATCCAAGTGGCCCGCGGATGCAGGGCCTTTACCGCACGATCAAGGACGCGAACGCGCTTGGCGCCACGGTCATCGTGAACTTCACCATCACGGTGCCGTGGATCGCCGGACCCAAGTTCTTCCCGAGATCGGACGCCGAGATCGAGACGTGGTCCACCGTCGTCACCGATTTCATGAAGGCGCTCACCGGCCGCGGCTGCAGGGTGCGTTATCTCCAGATCCAGAACGAGCAGGACATCCTTGGTGGCGCAGGGCTGTCGGTGCTGCTCCGTGTGCCGATGACTGTGCTGCGCAAGAAGCTGGACGCGGCGGGCCTGCGGGTGCAGTTCTTCGCGCCGGGGTTCTACGGTCCGCCTCCGTCGCAAGCGTCACAGGGGGTCAACGCACTCCAGGCCCCGGTTCCCGGCTATCCCGACGTGGACCACTTGATCTCTTTCTACGACAAGCACACTTGGTACGGTCACGTCCCGCCCGACTACGACTGGCGCCTAGAAGAGCCGACGATGATCGCGGAGGTCAAGGCTCTGCGTGATGCGGCTGCGAAGTACGCGGACGGCTCGCCATGCCGGAAGCAGGTGTGGGACACCGAGTTCGGGGACTACGAGACTGGCAATGACCGCTGGGAGAAAACGCCGCTGTTCACCATCGCGGCGCTGAACCACGGCCTCGCGTCCATCGGCATGTGGCAGCTCACGAACACGAACTACGGGTATCCCGGCTATCCGGGTACGGGCGGGCTGTTGAACACGAAGATGTACGGCTTCGCTCCGAAGACTGCGTATTGGGTCTGGCAGATCATCTCGACCGCCGTAGAGCGCGAGTCCATCGTCTTCCACAACGGTTGCACGGAGGCTGGCCTCGGCGCGCTGCGCGCGGCGGCGTGCGTCGTATCCGAGGGCGCCCAGACCGTGTTCGTGTACAACCTCGACCTGGCCGAGCCGGCCTCGTTTAGTGTTCGGTACCTGGGGCCGTCTACGCGGTTTGCTACCATCCCGCCGCAGGTGATGAAGCGTCGGCTCGTGGACCCGGCGCATCCGCCATCAACGCTCATCGGGCCAGGCCTTGCCGGCATCAAAATCGAAAGGGACACCTTCTCGGATACGATCCCGGCCGGTGCCTTCGCCGTCTACAGAGGGCAGAGCCTGTGATCGCGCTCCGGAGAAAGCCGGTGGCGCGATGAGCCGCTCCCCTCGTGTGGTCATTGAGGTGCGCTGGAGCAAGGCCGAGAAGGTCTGGACGATCAAGCGCCAGGACGGCTATGGCGCCGTCCTGGCCTACGTGGAGGAAAAGAAGGCTGCGGTGAGGCGTGGGGCGCAGGAGGCCAGGGCGTGGCGTCAGAAAACCGGCGAGCGCGTGGAGCTCGTCCTGTTCCGGAAGGACGGCCGCATCGCCACCGGCCACGACGCCCGCCGGTCCTATGGAGCGGATCCACGTCGGATACCAGGATGAGCGACACCAACAATCGAACACACGAGCCTGCGCTGCGTGAGGTGGTGTCCGACCTGGACGGGCTGAAATGGCTCTTGCTGTCGAAGCTGGAGGCGGTCCGGGAGATCAACGATGAGCGGGACCGGCTCTACAAAGAGCGCGACGAGTCCCGCAGGACCGCCGTGGATGCGGCCCTGACCGCCGTCAAGGAACAGACGAAGGCCAGCTTCGAGGCCAGCGAGAAGGCCATCGTGAAGGCTGAGGAAGCGCAGAAGGCCTACAACGTGGCCCACAACGATCTGACCCGGAAGCTGGACGAGCAGAACAAGGCTACGATGCCGCGCAGCGAGACGGAGGCACGCTTTCACTCGCTGGAGGAGAAGGTCAACGAGGTGCGGCACGCGCTCGCTACCGGCGCTGGGGCAGGAATGGGGGGCCGGGCGGCGATTGATGCGAGCCGGGCGAACCTGATCGCAGCCGTTGTCTTAATTGGGTTGTTAGTGACGCTGGCGATGAGGTTAGTGGGGAGGTGATGAGCGTTTTGCTAGGCGTCTGCTTAGGTTACCTTGCAGGCTTCTGGTCTGCTGTATGGGTAGCTGTACGCCTGAGCAGGTGGGCCAGGGAAGCGAAGACGCAGCACCACAAGGTAGCGCTTAAGCCTGAGCCCATACCCCGTCCCTACATAAGCGGCCACGACTACGCACGGTGGATGCACTGAAATGAAGGCCAAGGCTAAGACAGGGCGGCCACTCACAGCAATCAGCGAAGCGCAGTGGAAGACCATCACCTCGCCGGTCGAGTAGGGAAGGGGGCGGTGCTCAACGGGATGGTGGCCTGATGCCGTCGGCCGCCCTCCGTCCCTGTCCGGGCGACCCGCGCTGCCCGCACCTTGTGGGCCCTGACCGCCGCTGCCCCGACCATCCGCATGGCCGCAGGCCTTGGGCCGACCGCCCGTCCGCTCGCGCCCGCGGCTACACCTACGCATGGGACAAGGCCGCGCGCGAGATGCGTGAGCGCGGCGAGCTCTGCCGCTACTGCCACCACCGCATCGCCGTCCACCTGGACCACCACGTTCCACTGTCCGAGGGCGGCAGCCCCGACCCGAAGCTCAACGGCGTCCCCGCTTGCGAGCGGTGCCACCGCATCAAGAGCGCGGCCGAGGCGGCGCGCGGTCGGGCCCGCAACACGAAGCGTACCAGCGCCGGCCCGGGGGGGGTCGAAAGTTCAGGAAGCGACCAGGCTGGACCGCGTGGGTCCCCTCGCTCGCGCGACCGCGAAATGGGCCCCCCCGGGGGGGGGCGCTGAAATGGCTGGAAGGAGGCCGGTGCCGACGAGGCTGAAGCAGCTGCGCGGCAACCCGGGGAAGCGCGCGCCGAGGAAGGAGCCAGAGCCGAAGGCGGCCGAGCTCACCGCGCCTGCGTGGATCGACGGCGATGCGCGGAAGGAGTGGGACCGGATCGCGCCGGAGCTCGGCCGCCTCGGCCTCCTCACCATCGTCGACGTCCCCGCCCTGGCCGGCTACTGCGTTGCGTACCAGCGATGGCGCGAGGCCGAGCTCGCGGTAAAGAAATGCGGGACGGACGGGCTGGCCGTGGCGATCACGCAGGGCCTCGAGGGGATGGCCCGCGATCGCCTCCGGCTGATGAAGGCGATGGCCGCGGAGTTCGGGTTCACGCCAGCGAGCCGGTCCAAGGTCACGACGCTGCCGCCCCAGGCGGAGGACCCGTTCGAAGACTTCGCGGGATTGAAGGCGATTGATGGCGGCAAGAAGCGCTGACCCCGTCACCAGCTACGCGCGAGACGTCGCCGCGGGCAAGGTCCTGTGCGGCCGGCTGGTGCGCCTCGCTGCCGAGCGCCATCTACGGGACCTGAAGGACGGGACGAAGCGCGGCCTGCGCTTCGAAGTCGACGCGGCCGCCGCGGTGGTCAAGTTCTTCTCGCTGCTGCGGCATTCGAAGGGCCAGTGGGCCGGTCAGGCCTTCATGCTGGCGCCCTGGCAGGTCTTCATCGTCGGCTGCCTCTTCGGATGGAAGCGGGCGGACGGCACACGCAGGTTCCGGATCGCCTACACCGAGGTCCCGCGGAAGAACGGGAAGAGCACGCTGTCCGCCGGCATCGGGCTGCTGCTGGCCTTCTTCGACCACGAGCCCGGCGCCGAGGTCTACTGCGCGGCCACAAAGCGTGAGCAGGCCCGCATCGTCTTCGACGAGGCGAAGCGGATGGTGGAGCGGACGCCCGGCCTCAAGAAGCGCATCGACGTCCTCGCAGCCAACCTCAGCCAGCCGGCCACGGCGTCGAAGCTGCAGCCGCTCTCGGCCGACCACGACACGATGGACGGGCTCAACGTCCACGGCACGGTGATCGACGAGCTGCACGCCCACAAGACCAGCGGGATCGTCGACGTGCTCGAAACCGCCACCAGCGCCCGCCGGCAGCCGCTGCAGTTCGAGATCACGACGGCGGGCTACGACCGGCAGTCGATCTGCTGGAAGCACCACGACTACACGGTGAAGGTCCTGGAGGGCGTCGTCGCCGACGACACGTGGTTCGGCTACATCGCGGCGGCGGAGAAGGGCGATGACTGGACCGCCCCAGCGACCTGGGCGAAGGCCAACCCCAACCTCGGCATCTCGGTGCACCTGGACGACCTCGAGCGGAAGGCGAAGAAGGCCCAGCACCTGCCCGCCCAGCAGAACGCATTCCGGCGGCTCCACACGAACGAGTGGACTGAGCAGGAGTCCCGGTGGTTAGACACGGCCGTCTGGGCGGCCTGCGCGGGGGAGGTCGACGAGGAGGGGCTCCGAGCACAGCACGCGGACTGTTTCGCCGGCCTCGACCTGGCCGCTACGCAGGACATCACCGCCTGGGTGAAGGTCTTCCCCGATGGCGCCGGCGGGTTCGATGTCCTCTGCCGGTTCTGGATCCCACGCGACAGCATCGCCCCCGGCACGACGAAGCGTAGCGAGCAGGAGCGGCTGCTGCTCGAGGAGTGGGTCACGGCTGGCCACATCACCGCGACAGAGGGCAACGTCACCGACTACGACTTGCTCGAGCGGGACATCTTCGCGGACGCCGAGGCCTTCCGGATCCTCGAGATCGCACACGACCGCTGGAACGCCACGCAGCTGGTCACCCATCTGCAGAACGAGTTTGGCACGGACGAGGACTCGGTCCCGCGCGTGATCGGCTTCGGCCAGGGCTTCCAGAGCATGGCGTCGCCGACCCTGGAGCTGGAGCGGCTACTACTGGCGGGGAAGATCCGCCACGGCGGCAACCCGGTCCTGGCCTGGATGGCGTCGAACATCGCCGTGCGGCAGGACCCGGCGGGCAACATGAAGTACGACCGCGAGGCCTCGGGTGGGCGCGTCGACGGCATCGTGGCGCTCCTGATGGCCCTGGGGCGCGCGACGGTGCGACCCGAAGAGGGCGAGTCCGACTACGACCGGAAGTGGAAGGACCACGAGGCGGCCGTGGCCGAGGCGATCAAGAACGGCGAGGACCCGCCCCCGCCGCCGGAGCTCATCGACGCATGGTGAGCCTGGCGCGGTACATCGACCTCCTGGCCACCGTGGCCGGGTTCGGCCTGGTGGTCTACGGCGTGGCGCGCGTGCACGTTCCCGCGGCCCTGATCGTCGCCGGCGTGATGCTACTCGCCGGCGCCCTGTGGAGGAGGGGGTAATTGGCGAGCCTGATCTCCCGGCTGCTGGGCGCGACGAACCCCTCGGGGAATCCCTGGGATGACGTCTACTTCGGGAAGAGCGGGGGCGGCGGGCAGTCGGCCTACGGCGGGTACGTCTCGGCCGATACCGCCATGCGGATCGCGGCCGTGTACCGCTGCGTGTCGCTCATCGCCAACATCCTGGCCATGCTCCCGGTCGGGGTCTACGAGGAGCTGGACCCGAGCGGCCGGCGCCGTGCGCGCGAGCAGCCGATGGACTTCAAGCTGCGTCTCCGGCCCAACCCGCGGCAGTCGTCCTTCGAGTTCCGCCGGCAGCTCTACTTGTGCCTGCTGCTGCGCCAGAACGCCTACTGTCAGATGGTCCCCGAGGGCGGCGGCTTCGACCTGTACCCGATCCACCCCGACCGAATCACCAAGGGCCCGGAGATCACCGCCGGTGGCGAGCTCCGGTACGAGTACACGCCACCAAAGGGACGGCCCATCCCAATGCTGGGCGGGGTCGACCTGTGGCACCTGAAGGGCCTGAGCGAGGACGGGCTGAAGGGCCTGTCGCTGGTGGACCTGGGCAAAGACACGTTCGGCCTCGCGCAGGCCGCCGACGCGCACGCGGCGCGGTTCTACGAGCGCGGCGTCAGCTTCCCTGGGGTGCTCCAGCACAAGGCGCGCCTGCAGCCCACGACGGCCGCGGAGATGGGGGACTCGTTCGGGCGCCGCTACGGCGGCCAGGCCGGTGCCGGGAAGATCCCCGTGCTGTGGGACGGGATGGAGTTCAAGCCGATCGGCATGACGATGAAGGATGCCGAGTTCCTGGATTCCAGGAAGTATTCGGTCAATGAGATCGCCCGCCTGTTCGGCGTGCCCCCGCATCTCATCGCCGACGTTGAGAAGTCGACGTCGTGGGGGACCGGGATCGAGGAGCAGAACCTCGGCTTCCTGGTCTACACGTTGCTGCCCTGGATCACGCTGTTCGAGCAGTCGGCGCGGCACGACCTGATCCTCGACCCGGAGCGCTACTTCGTCGCCTTCAACGTCAACGCCCTCCTGCGCGCGAGCGCGAAGACCCGCTTCGAGGTCTACGCCCTGGCCATCACCAACGGGATCCTGAGTCCCAACGAATGTCGGGAGCTCGAGGACCGGAACCCGCGCGACGGGGGCGACGAGTTCCTGACGCCGCTCAACATGCAGCAGGGCTCCGTGCCGCCGCCCGCGCCTCCGGGCGCTCCCGAGGATCGAGCGCTGGTGGCCGTGGCGCAGCGCCTGGCCGGGGAGCTCGAGCGGCAGCCCGAGGCGGTCGCCGAGCGCGTCGTCGCCGGCATCGAGGCCTCGGCGGAGGCCCGGGCCAGGGAGGCCGCGGCCCAGGCGCGGGCCCGCGAGCTGGCCCGCCTGTGCGCGGACCGCGTCGTCGACCACGAGGTCCATGAGCTCCGGGCCCTGCTGGAGAAGGCCGCCGGGGACAACGAGCGGTGGCGGCACGCCGTGGCCAGCTTCTACGGCCGCTACTCCGCCTTCGTCGCCCAGGCGATGGGGATCCCGGGGGACGCAGCCCGCGGCTACTGCCGGGACCAGCAGGACGAGGCGACCGGCAACCGCCTGCCCGCGAAGCTCGAGCCCTGGCGCGAGGCCAGGATCGAGCGCCTGGTGGGACTCGCGGTGGCCTCACCGGCGGCCGCTCTTGCCCTGCACGCCCACGTCGACGTCGTGGTTCCCGAGCGGTCGGTCACCGTCGAGGGTGCCCGCGTCGAGGTTCCGGCCGCCGCGCCGGCGCCGGTGCACGTGGCCGCCCCGAGCGTGACGGTCCGGCCGGCGCTCCTGGTGCAGGAGGGAGCGCTGAAGGTGGAGGGCCCGGTCGACGTGCGCGTGAAGGAGATGCCGGACAAGGAGACCGACGTGGAACGCGACCGCGACGGCCGCATCAAGCGGACCCGCGAGCGGTCGAAGAAGTAGGGAGGGGACGATGCAGCCTGCCGTACAGCTCGTGATCTCGATGATGGCGGACGGGAATTTCACCGTGCAAGGTCCGCTGGCGAACAAGGCCCTGTGCCGCGCGCTCCTCGCCGCGGCCGAGCAGATCGTCGCCGACTTCAAGGGCGAGGAGCACAGGGTCGTGCCGGTGGCGGAGATGCCGCTCCCGTATAAGGCGATCAACCGCGGGTAGCGTGTGACCCTCCTCGTCCCCAACGTCGGCGAGGACCTGGCCCTGCAGTACCTCGTCAACAAGGCCAGCCCGCAGAACCTCGTGCTCCGCCTTTTCAAGAGCAACACCACGCCGGCGGAGGGGGACACCGCGGGCACCTACACGGAGGCCGACTTCACCGGGTACGCCGCGCTCACCCTGGCGGGGGCCAGCTGGACCGTCACGCCCGGCGCGCCTTCCCAGGCGGCCTACGCGCAGCAGACCTTCACGTCGTCGGCCGAGCAGGCGAGCCAGAGCATCTACGGGTACTACCTGACCCGGCTGACCGGCGGGGAGCTCGTCTACGCGGAGCGGTTCACTGACGGACCCTACGCGATCGCGCACCTGGGCGATGCCATCAAGGTGACGCCGCAGATAACAGCAGACTGAGATGGCAGCCAACGAGAGCTACGTCCAGGGCCCGCCGGACAGCACGGGGAAGAAGGTCGACACCACCACCGTCACCAACGCGGCGGGGGATACGGTCCACCGCGAGGGCGCGGTGGTGGCCGACCCGTCAGACGCGAACGCGCGCGCCAAGGTCACGAACGCCGAACCGAAGCCATACGACCACGGCTCCGTGGTCCGGCTCGCGGGCCAGGCGGAGGTGGCGCAGAGCGTCGACGTGCAGGTGGCCATCCTGACCGAGCTGCGGGTGATCTCGCGGCTGCTGCAAAGCGGGCTGAACGTGCGGGACGACCTGGAGCAGATGCGTAAGGACGTCGACGTAAACGACGATCCGTTGAACTAAGGAGGAACGAATGAAGGTAAGAATCGTGAGCGGGAACCAGAAGGGTACAGTCATCGACATGCCGCAGAGCGAGGCCGAGGCTGCGCTCTCGACAGGCTTCGCGGAGTTCTACGATCCGGCGAAGGACAAGGCCGCGGCGGAGGCCGAGCAGCCGGCGCCGAAGTCCAAGGGCAAGGCGTCCAAGAAGGCGGCCACATCGAAGGCGACGAAGCGCAAGAAGTAGCGCATGGCGCTTCCGGCCTATGGGCGCCAATGAAGGACGATCCGTTGAACTAGAAGGAGGACAGTCATGCCGTTGTTTCAGGGTACGCCGCTCCAGCTGCCGAGCGCCGCGCAGCGGTCGGGGAACAGTGTCGGATTCCCGGCCGGGTTCGTTGGGGAGCTCGTCGTCTCGGAGTTCTTGGCGAAGTACGCGACGCTGGTCAAGGCTGGTGTCGTTTTCAGTGCCTACGCCGCGCTGACGGCGCCCGTCATCTACACCACGGCCGCCGGTACGGGTGGACCGCTCATCTGGAACAAGCCGGGCTCCGGCCTCGACGCGCACGTGCTGGCCGTGAGCTTCGGCTCGCTCTCGGCCGCCACCTCGGTCGCCGGCTCTCTCGGCCTGACCGGCAACAGCGGCCAGAACGTGGCGCCCACCGCGACCACCGCGATCGACGCCACCGGCAGCATGTACGTGGGCGGCTCCGCCACCGGGATGGGCGGCGTCTACCGCGTCGGCACCCCGGCGAACGCGGGCGCCCAGTACTTCCCGCTGGTCGCGGTCGGCACCGGCGCGATCACCATCAAGATCATCGACCCGGCGTGGGTCGACGTGGGCGGCGCGTTCATCATCCCGCCCGGCGCCTGGGGATCTATCGCAGCCAACGCGACGTTGACTGCCGGCGTGGTCGGTGTCGGGATGATCTGGGCCGAGCTGCCGGCATAAGGAGCCAGGGCCGCGAGTAGAGGATGCGACTTGCGCTCAACAACTGGTGGCGGGCCACCACTGGCCAGTACACCTACGTCGGCTCGGGCGGCCTCGCCTTCGGCGGTGCGGCCACTCTGGCGCGCGAGCGGGCCTACACGCCAGCGGGCGGGCTTGTCTTCGATGGTGCCTGCGGCGTGTCGCGCGTCCGCGCCTGGACGCCCAGCGGCGGCCTGGCCTTCGCCGGCACCGCCGTCCTGGCCCGAATCCGGGCGTGGGTCGCAAGCGGCGGGGTCGTATTCGGCGGCGGCGCGATCACCCTCCCCCCGGTCGCCGTCGCCGCCGGCACGGGCCTACCCCTCTGGGCCATCGCTGCGCAGCTGCGCGAGCAGGAGCTGCGCGACGACGAGGACGACATCCTTCTCCTGCTCTGAGAGGTAGATCATGAGCATTCCCCACGTTCTCCGCTACGTGATGGATCAGCCCTGGGCCATCCAGCGGGAGAAGCTGCAGGCCATCATGACCATGCTCGCCCGGCACGACGCCGGCGTGAAGCTGACCGAGGAGCAGCTCCGGGCCGCAGTGGGGAATCCGCCACCCCGTCCTGCGCCATCGGTGGCCGAGGCGATCGCCGTGGTCCCCCTCTACGGGACGATCACTCAGCGAGCGGACATGCTCACGGACATGAGCGGCGGCACCGCCCTGACGCGCTGGGCCAAGGGGTTCCGGCAGCTGGCCGCAGACCCGGGGATCAAGGCCATCGTGATCGACGTCGACAGTCCGGGGGGCACCATCTACGGCGTGCCGGAGATGGCCGACGAGATCTTCGCCGCGCGGAACGCAGCGCGCCCGATCGTGGCCGTGGCCAACAGCCTGGCCGCCTCCGCCGCCTACTGGCTGGCCTCGCAGGCCGACGAGATCGTGGCGACGCCCGGCGGCGACGTCGGCTCGATCGGGGTTTACACGGTGCACGAGGACTGGAGCAAGGCGCTCGAGGAGGCCGGCATCGCGGTGACGTTCATCTCCGCCGGAGAGGGGAAGACGGACGGCAACGACGCCGAGCCGCTGAGTGACGAGGCGCGCGTGAAACTGCAGAAGCGCGTCGACCAGGCCTACGGCCTCTTCACGAAGCAGGTGGCCCGCGGTCGCGGGGTGAGCACCGACGTGGTCCGGAAGGAGTGGAAGGCGGAGCTCTACGGCGCGCAGGAGGCCCTGTCCCTCGGCCAGGCCGACCGCGTGGCCACGCTCGAGGAGACCCTGGCCCGGCTGTCTTCCGGGTCCGGCAGGCGCTCGTCCTTCCGTGGTGCAGCGGCGGACGACGGCGACGCCGACCGGCGCCTGCGGCGCCTGCGGATGACGGGGGCATAGCGTGCCCACCCTGCGAGGTCTCGCCGCCGCGCGCGGCCTGTTCTACGGTGCCGCGCTCTCCTGGCTGGACAACGGAGACGCGCCGACCATGGCCGCCGCGCAAGTGGAGTGCGGGGCCCTCGCGGCCGCGAGCGATCTGAAGTGGGATCGGGTTCACCCGCTCGCGGGGAGTGGACCGACCGACCCGGCCGCTTACGACTTCTCGCGCGGGGATACATGGCGCGCCTTTGCGGTCGCGAATCAAATGCTGTTCAGGGGTCACACGCTCGCGTGGCATAACTCCAATCCGGCATGGATATTCGACGGCACGATCACACCGGCCAACGCGCAGAGCTACCTTGAGGGGCATATCGACACCGTGATCGGGCATTTCCCTGGCATTCATCATTGGGACGTGGTGAACGAAGCGATACTCCTCGCGGACGGTGCCTCTGACGGGGTGCGCCTCTCGTCGCCTTGGTACATCAGGCTCAACCCCACGCCCGTCACGATCACATCGTCGTCGGTGGCCAACCCCTCCATCATCACGACAGCCGCGGCGCACGGCCTCACGAACGGTCAGACGGCGGTGATCGGGCAGCACAGCGGGAGCACGCCGAATATCAACGGCAGCAACGTCATCACCTTCATCGACACCACGCATTTCTCGATACCAGTTAACGTCACGACAGGCGGCACTGGCGGAGCCGTTGGGCTTCAGATGCTCGGGAAGAACTACATCCGGCTCGCCTACGCGCGGGCGAACACCGCGGCGCCGAATACCCCGCTCGAGTATAACGACTTCGGGATCGAGCTGGCCGGAACGCAGGACACCAACAAGTGGAACGCGGTCCTCGCCCTGCTCCAGTACATCAAGGCGGGCTCCGGCTGCAGGCTTGACGTCCTGGGCTTCCAGGGCCACCTGTGGCCGCAACCTGACGGGAGGTTTAAGGACACGACCGGAGCGATCGTGACCTTCGACCCGGACGTGTTCCGGGCCCGCATCCGTGCGGCGGCGGCCCTGGGCCTCAAGATCGTCATCTCGGAGCTCGACGTGAAGGACAACGACCTGTCGGCCGACATTCCGACCCGTGACGCCCAGGTCGCGGCCGCGTATCGCACCTATCTCAACGCGGCCCTGGCCGAGCCGGCCGTGATCGGCGTCTTCACCTTCGGACTCTCGGACAAAAATAGCTGGCTGCTCGGGCAAGGGGCTACGCGCCCCCTGCCGCTCGACGTAAATATGCAGCGCAAGCAGGCATGGGATGCCATCGCGGCGGCGTTCCAGCCGGCCCTCTCACGAACGGCTTTGACCGGGTGGCGAAGGATGGCGCGGCTGCGGCTGCCAGCAACACGGCGGAGGGCCGAGGATTGAGCAACCGGCAGGAGTACCGCCAGCACAGCAAGTCAACGCTGCTGCGCGCGGCCCAGGTCCTCTACACGCAGCGCGACCTCCTCGACGCCGCGATC